ACGGGCTGCTCTACAACCGGCTCCGCGACAACTTCGGCGGGTGCGGCCTCTTCGGCTTTGATGGTTTTGGTCGTTTTGCGGGCCATAGAGTTTTGAAAGGTGTCAAAGCGCGCACGGGCGGCTTCGGGCGTGATGGAGGCGGCGGCTTCGATGCCGTCTTCGATGGCGTCGGCAAAACCGAGGGCCACGGCTTCGGTGGCATCGAGCCACGTTTCGTCATCCATCATTTGCGCGACTTGCTCGGCTTCCATCCCGGTCTTGCGGACGTAAGCGTTGACCAGTGTGGCCTTGAGCTTGTCGAGGATGTCGGCTTCTTTGCGGAGTTCGTCGGCATCGCCCATCGTCATGCCCCACGGGTTGTGGATCATCACGAGCGCGTTGTCGGCGATGAGGGTCTCGTCGCCAGCCATAGCGATGACCGAGGCCATCGAGGCCGCAAGTGCATCAATGTGAACGACTAAGCCGCCTTTGTGCCGACGTAGCGCGTTGTAGATTGCGGCTCCTTCAACAACTGATCCGCCGACAGAATTGATGCGGAGGTGAACACGTTGGCCGGAAAGTTTTTTGAGTTCGGCAAGAAAGGATTTTGCGGTGACGCCACCAAAACCGATCTCATCATAAATGGACACTTCGGCTTCGCCGTCTGCGGTCTGTTGAATTGCATACCAGTGGCGCGCGTTCATTGCGCTTGCTGCGGTGTCAATGCCTCGCCGGTGTTTGTCGGCGGTGCAGGGTTGGGATTGAAAGTGGCAATGCTGTCGGCGCTGATGCCAAACTCGGCGGACAAGTCGGCCAGATACTTGGCCTCGACGGCGCGCTGGCGGAGTTGGTCTTTCCACTCAAGGCCGCGCTCGCTGTAATCTTCCGAGTAAGTGCGAAGGCCGGCGCGGACATCGTTCAAGTTGGCCTGTGCCTCGCGTCCGTAGTCCACGCTGGCAGCCGCCGGGCGCTGCCATTCGACGCGCCACCAGTTTTCGTTCTGCGGGAGGAGGCCGCGCTGCATACCGAGCGTGATGACGTGCGCCCACACACGGGAGCAGAGGCGGTCGATGAGCAGGGCTTGGCGCTGCTCAAAGGTGCGTTGCGCTCGGACGAGCACGGCGCGCAGGGCCGCGCCACCAGCATCGGCGGGACGTGCGGCAAATTCCCACGGGACGCCGATGTTGAGGCAGACTTCGCGGAGGAGGAGGTCGCAGAAGTCTCTAAAGTTTTGCGTGGGGCGGTTGGATGTCCACGAGATCAGGTCTTCGCCCATGCCGAGGCGCGGGATGGCTCCGCCTGCGTTGCCGAGGGATTCGACGGTGACTTCGCTGTTGTCTTGGCTGTTGACGGAGTGGGTCGCCTCGCCAAAGAAATCCGCGCCTTGCGGGTTGGAGGACTTGATGGCGAGGGCGATGTAGGAGGAAATTTTGAGCGCCATCTTCTCAAACGAGATGGCATCGGACACATCGCGGAGGTGGTTGATGGACGGGGCGAGCGGCGTGACGTAGCGGAGTTCGTCGCCCTGGCTGGCCTCGCCAACGTGGATGAGTTGCTGCGCCGGGATGTCTTCAAAACGCTGCGCGGGGTCAACGCCATCACCGACCAAATGGCGGTAGAAGATCGGGCGCATCTGCGGATTCACCACCACGCCGTCGATAATGTTCTGCGCGCCTTCGCGGGCGGTCGGGTTGCTCGGCTCGTAGATCGAGGAGCGCGCGTCACCAATGCGGTGGGCCAAGATAAGTTGCAACGCGGGATACCCGGTCGATTGTGCCGTGGCGCGGAAGAACACTTCGCCGTCTCTATCAATCGCAACGGACGCGATGCGCTGCATTTCGCGCCATGTGTAGCGGCCTTGGATGTCGGCCACGCGGCTCCATTGCTCAAAGAAAGTTTCGGCGGCGTTGTCCCATGCTTCATCGCCGCTTCGGGCCTGCGGGCGGATGCCTGTGCCTGTGGCGTATCGGGCCTTCTCGCAAATCAGCCCACGGACAAAGGGCATATTGTTGTAGACCCAGCGACTCAACTTCATCAGCCGCTCGCGGTCGGCGCCGGATACGTCAATGTGGCTATCGGTCGCGGTCGCGTTGTAAGGGAATCGACGCTGAATCGAGGGCCGCGCGGCATCGTAGCTTTGCGCCTTCGGGCTGAAGGCTTTGGTCACAAGTTTCCAGCGGTCGGCGAGTTTCATCAGTGCAGCGGGTAGTTGAAGGCCGCGATGGCGGTCTTGCTGGTCTTCCTTGTCAGCCAAAGTTCCAAGTTGGCGGCGCTGAGATCCTTAATCTCTTTCCAGCAATAGAACGCCAGATCCGCGACGGTGCCTGCGGTCTGGTCTGGGGGGAGCGAATAGGAATAGCTCTTGCCCCCCATGCTGGCGCTGACAAGAACGCGCCCGCCCTCCTTGGCGACGGTGAAGTTGTTGGAGGCGATGGCCTCAAGCGCCGCGACTGTCTTTGTCGCGTCTTTGTTGTTGGCTACCCAGACTGAAAAAACAAAGGAGCGCGGAGACATTGCTCACGCGCGGCGGTGTCAATCGGCGGGCTCTTCCAGCTTGGGCTTGATGATGTTTCCGTATTCGGCCAGCGCCAGAATCATCAGTTCACAATCCAGCATATGGTCAGGACGGCGCCCGACTTGCTTCCAGATGTAGTTCTCGCGCCCTGTGAGCGGGGAGCGTTTGACCACTTTGCGGTGGGCATCGAGGTGCGCTTTGTATTCCTCGGAGGCGTCAGCGGCCACCGTCCACGCGGGGCCTTTGCCGCCGCGCAGCCATTCAAGCACATCCTGCGCGGCGGGTGACGAGAACAGCATGAGGAAATATCCGCGCCGATACGGCTTGAGGACGGAGATGGCTTTGCGGAGCGTCTTGCCAAATTTCACTCCGTAGCCGTCCGCGCGGTCTTCGCCCTTGGCCGGGATGTAGCGATTACGGAGGCAGACATCCAGCACCTCGTCGGTGCGGAAGCCTGAGTCAACCACCACGAGCTTTGCCATCGTGCCGCCGATGTTGCGTTGCTGATCGAGGCCAAGTTCTTGCACCTTAAATTCCAAGTCTGCCCAGGTAGTCAGTCTGCCTTCGTCCACAAGTTTGCTGCTGCCGTCTTTAGCAAAGGCGCGGCAGGCGAAGTAAAAGCAATCTTGCTGCACGTCCACGGCCATGATGCGGGCGGTGCCTTCTTCGGGTTCGGCGCGGAGGTTGTATTCGCCCACGGTGAGCGGGCGGGATTCGTCGGTCGCCTGCTCCTCCCAAGGTTCGGACAGCGCCCCATTGATAAAGTCCTGCAAGCCAATCAGCCCTGACTTGGCCGTGAGGAACTGCGCGGCAAGCTCGCCGAAATTGCAAGACTTCCACGGAGCGTAAAGGCTGTTGAGGTGGTAGCTTCTGCGCCCTGTCGGGGCGCTGGGATTGGTTGGTCGCCATTCGCCTTCGCGCAGCATCTTGGTCTTGTGCCCGCTGTTGATCGGCTGCTCGCACGATTCGCAGACGTAGTAGGCCGTCTCTTTGACAATCTCCAAATTCCACCCGCCGCTTTCTTTGCGCGCCTCCTCGGCCCAGCGCACACGCGGCCACACAAGCCGCTGCATGGTTCCGCAATGCGGACACGGCACGAAATAATACCGCATATCGCCAGCGGTAAATGCCTGCCAGATTTCGCCCTCGCCCGTGGTGGGCGTGCTGGCTTTGACCCGCAGGGCGTTGGTGTAGCTCTTGGTGCGGTTCTCGGCCAAGGCCACGGCCCCGGCCTCGCGCGCGGTCGGCAGGGCAAACTTGTCCGTCTCGTCCATGATGAGGAGCCCCGCAGGGCGCGATGCCAAAGACGCGGGCGAGTTCGACCCGACCATCGTCAGTGTGGCGTCACGGAAAAACATTTCCAGCGCCTTCCACTTGTTGAAGTTGGACGGCTTCAATGCGGCCAAGCGGCGGCAATCATCGACCATCGGTTGCCAGCGGTTTTCGCTAAAGCTGCGGGCAAGGTGTTCGGTCGGCATGACCCAGATTGTCGGCGACGGGTTGTTGACCATTCGCCACGCGGTGCCAATCATCAGCACTGTGGTCTTGCTGGTTTGCGACCCAAAACACAGGGCAAGGTCGCTCACGCGCGGATCGCTAAAGCATTCCAACGGCTCGCGGACGTAGGGCGTGAGCAAAGTCGAATACGGCCCAGGCGTCTCGGTCTGGCGGCGGGAAAGGACGATTTCGTCCTCGGCCCATTGCCAGACTTGGCGCGTGTCCACAGGCGCGAAGACATCGCGCAGGCTGCGGTCGAGTTGCTGCGTCAGCGTCATGCCGCCAGCTTTGGCGTCTTCCCTGTGGCATCGGCCCACCGTTGCAATCCGACCGCCACATAGTCTGGGTCTAACTCAATCGCGCGACATTTTCTGCCAAGCTGCTCGCACGCCATCAATGTGCTGGCGCTTCCGCTGAATGGCTCAAACACAATCCCTTTCGGCGGGCAGCTATTGCCAATGGCGCGCTTCGGAACATCAATCGGCTTTTGCGTTGGATGAAGGTATGTTGCTGAGGCGTCTCTTTTTATTTGCCAGACATCCGATGCGGCGTCTTCTGTTCTTGCGCCAAACCATTTGTTTAGCCCGCCGCCTTTGGGTTTGTATCCGTGGAAAATGATCTCGTATTGGTTGTGGTATCCGTTGGGTTTCATAGTGAAGCCATTTTTCACCCAGATCAAATGCCGTGGAAGTTGGCGGCAATACTTCTCAAAGAGCTTGCCATATAGCCCAATGTTTTGCTCGCCCCCGCAAAAGTATAGGCGGGCATCGTCTGTCGTTGCGTGCTCGCAGGCTATGGCAAAGGCAAACGGGATGGCCGTTTGTGTAATATCTCCCGCAATCGTCTTGTTGTTTTTTCCGCCGCGAATGTTCACGCCGTAAGGCGGGTCTGTAAAAACCACATCGGCCCTTTCTTGGCCCATAAATTTCGTGACCGTTTCTTGATCCGTGCTGTCGCCACAAAGCAGGCGATGCTCTCCAAGCTCCCAAGTCTGACCAATCTGAACGCCCCACTTGGCGCGGAGTTCTTCGGCTTTGTCGATCTGTGGCTCGGCGTCCGTTTCGGGGTTGCCTTCGTCATCAAGCCCCGCGCCTAACTCTTCCAGCGCGTCGGCATCAAAGCCGATCTCCTCCATCGTGATCCCCTCTGCCGATAGCGACTCAAGCTCGGCGGCAAGCATCTCGGCGTCCCATCCGCCGCCAATCTCGGCAAGGCGATTGTCGGCAAGGATGTAAGCGCGCTTCTGGGTGTCGGTCAGGTGCGTCAGACGCAAGCACGGCACGCGCTCAAGGCCAAGTTGGTGCGCGGCCAGCACGCGCCCGTGCCCGGCAATGATGCCGTTGTCGGCGTCGATCAGCACAGGGTTGTTAAAGCCAAACTCGCGGATGCTTCCGGCGATGGCGGCAACTTGCGCGGCGTCATGTTTCTTGGCGTTCTTCGCATACGGCACCAGCGATGCCGTGGCGACTTGTTCAATTTTCTTGTCGTTGTCCTTCATGAGTTTCTTTGAAAAGCAGGCGCACCCAATTCTCCATGATCCCCTGGGCATGGATGGGGTCATTCGGGTTGAGTTGCGCGGCGAGGGCGGCGGGTGCGGCCAGGAGCTTTTGCCGAAGGTCGCTAAAGACTTGGCGGTAGGTGCGCTCGGCGGCTTCCACGCTCATGGTCTTGGCGTCTCGCTCCAAGATGTCGCGCAGGCGGTCTTCCATCGCGGCTTGGCGGGAGACGATGTTGTTAAGGGTCTGCACCCACTGGCGGGCCATCGCTTCGTCTCCGCGCTTGTGGCAGGCGGCAATGCGGCTCTGGCAATACTGGCGCGATGACCGCAGCGCCTTGAGCGTTTCTTGGCAGGAGCGTTCCCCAATGACGATTTCCTCCGGGCGCTCGGCAAGCTCGACGGCCTGCTTGGTCGCGTCCGGGTCTTCGGGCTCTTCTGGCGCCTGTGGGGCTGGGGTCGGCGCGGGTGGCGTCTCCACCCTCGGCGCGGCAACGGGCGCCGCAGCGGGGCGACTGCCGCCACGGGCGGCGTTGCGCTGGCGCCACAGGCTTCCCCCCTCCAAGTCGGCGGGCATCCCGCGCTTGCGCCAGCGATGGATCAGCGACGGGCTTACGCCTTCGTGGCGGGCTTGTTCACGGACGGAAACTTCTGCGGCGTTCACTCGTGCCGTTCACCCTGTCAACGGCTGGTGAACACGCACGGATTTGTCGGTCTGCTTCGGGCACTTGCGTTAAATGCGCGTAGAAGACTCCCGAACGGGGGGCTGGTGTGCTATGCTGTGAAGCATGAGCCTGTTCCCGTGTCCTTCGTGCAAGCAATCGGTGTCCAAAAAGGCGAAAGCCTGTCCGCATTGCGGTCATGCCTTTAAGCCAGACAATCAAATGTCCCTGAAAGACCCCGTGCATTTGATTGGGGCGGTTTTGGTTGCTGCTTTTGTGTTGGCTCTGCTGTCTGTGATCGCCGGTTACTTTTAGCCTTCAAGCTCCTGCGTTGTCTGAATGACTGAACGCACAAGCGGATCACTGAGCCACTTGTCTCGAGGAAACGCCGGGTCCATCGGGTCGATGTTGTAGCGCACCGAGATCGTGTAAG